ATAAATACTCTTGACACGTAGACAGAAAGCGCATATACTACTACAGTGTTTGCGCTTTTTCGTTTGTGTATCACAGGCAACTAAGATCTAAACATTTAGATAGGCAACATAACATAGGCAACTTATCAAGGAGAAAAAACTATGGCATCATTAGCAGAAATCAGAGCAAGACTACAGGCAGCAGAGGGTAACAAAGGTGGGCAATCCACCGGTGGAGACAATTCGATTTATCCACATTGGAACATGGAAGAAGGACAAAGTGCAACACTGCGATTCCTTCCCGATGCAAATACAAAAAACACATTTTTCTGGCAAGAACGAGCAATGATTCGTTTGCCTTTTGCTGGCATCAAAGGCGAAGGGGATAGCAAGCAAGTGTACGTGCAAGTACCTTGTGTGGAAATGTGGGGCGAAGCCTGTCCTATCTTGGCAGAAGTACGTACCTGGTTCAAGGACAAGAGCCTTGAAGAAATGGGTCGCAAATATTGGAAAAAGCGTAGCTACATTTTCCAAGGCTTTGTACGTGAGAACCCCTTGGCCGAAGACAAGACACCAGAAAATCCAATCCGCCGTTTCATCATCGGACCACAAATCTTTGCCACTATCAAGGGCGCATTGATGGATCCTGAGCTGGAAGAAATGCCCACAGACACCCTGCGTGGCCTGGACTTCCGTGTGTCAAAGACTAGCAAGGGTGGATATGCTGACTACAGCACTTCAAAGTGGGCACGTAAGGAATCAGCACTCACAGAAGCCGAACAAGCGGCCATTGCTACACATGGCTTGTTTGACTTGAGCACATTCCTGCCCAAGAAACCCGGCGACGTTGAACTCAAGGTCATCAAAGAGATGTTTGAAGCTTCAGTGGATGGACAACCTTACGACACAGAACGTTGGGGCCAGTACTTCCGTCCTGCTGGTGTACAAGCACCTGGTGGTGCCGGAGCCGCACATGCGGATGAGGACACTCCTGCACCAGCAGCCAAGCCTGCACTCAAAGTGGCAGCACCTGCACCCGCAAGTGACTTTGACGAAGACGACACACCTGTAGCAGTGGCACCAGTGGCCAAGCCTGCAGCTTCGGGACAAAACGCCCAGGATATCCTGGCCATGATCCGTAGCCGTCAAGCCAAGTAATTGACAGCAATCACACAGAGGGGGACCCCCTCTGTGTTCTTTAAAAATAATAGGTGATTCATGGGCAAACCCTTTGACGTTTCAAAATTCCGTAAAGAAATTACAAAATCAATCGATGGACTAAGCATCGGTTTTAACGATCCTACAGACTGGATTTCAACAGGCAATTATGCACTAAACTATTTGATCTCAGGCGACTTCAATCGCGGTATTCCTCTGGGCAAGGTCACAGTGTTTGCTGGTGACTCGGGCGCAGGTAAATCATACATCTGTTCAGGCAACATTGTAAAGAACGCACAAGAGCAAGGTATTTTTGTGGTGTTGATTGACAGTGAAAACGCACTAGACGAAGACTGGCTCAAAGCCTTGGGTGTGGACACCAGCGAAAGTAAACTGCTCAAGTTGAGTATGGCCATGATTGATGATGTTGCCAAGACTATTAGTACATTCATGAGCGACTACAAAGCCCTGCCCGAAGGCGAGCGTCCCAAGGTCATGTTTGTGATTGACTCACTGGGCATGTTGTTGACTCCCACAGACGTGAACCAGTTTGATGCAGGAGAAATGAAGGGCGACCTGGGTCGTAAACCCAAAGCTCTCACTGCCTTGGTGCGTAACTGTGTGAACATGTTTGGTAGTTACAATGTAGGCTTGGTTTGTACCAACCACACATATGCAAGTCAGGACATGTTTGACCCTGATGATAAAATCTCCGGCGGTCAAGGTTTCATCTACGCCAGTTCAATTGTGGTGGCCATGAAGAAGATGAAGCTGAAAGAGGACGAAGACGGCAACAAAGTTTCAGACGTCAATGGTATTCGTGCCGGCTGTAAAGTTATGAAAACACGTTATGCCAAACCGTTTGAAGGTGTGCAAGTCAAGATTCCATACACAACAGGCATGAGTCCTTACAGTGGTCTTGTTGACTTGATTGAGAAAAAAGAGATGCTCAAGCGTGAAGGCAACAGTTTGGTGTTTACTACTAGTGAAGGCGAAATTATCAAGAAGTTTCGCAAAGCCTGGGAAAAGAACGATGATGGTTGCTTGGACAAGGTCATGATCGACTTCAAGAACATCAAAACTGAGGTAAGTACAGCCGACGCAACGGAGGAATAAAATGTCAGCAGAAGTAGCAAGCGAAATTTGGGGCGAACTAAAAAGATATGTCAACGTGGTGGATCGTATAGATGCTGCTGAAAGCATTGTGTCTATCCTGATTGATCATGACCACGATGTAGATGAAATACGAGATGCCTTCAAAGGTGATTCAGACATCAAGAAAGCCTTGACTGCATATTTGGACAACGACAAGGACTATGTAGAAGAAGAGGAAGAAGAGTTTGATGATGAGGACAACTACAACAAAGAAGATGACTACTGATGTCTGTTGACCGTGATTACTATTGTTCGTACAAATTTAAATTCTTAAAAATTGATTTAGAATCTAAGCAAGTTCTTAATTGTCATGCATCCCGTCCTCATAAAGTGGATTTTAACTGGTTAGGAAAAAATCCTGGACAACTGTTTAACGATGACATCAACGTTCATGAACGCAAGCAGATGTTGGCCAATGAACGTAATTCAAGTTGTGAACAAAATTGTTGGTTTGCTGAAGATCGTGGTTCGATGAGTCCCAGGCTTTCTCAAAATGGCCTGGCTAAAACGCATCTTGACCCTATTACTCAACCTGAAATAATTGACTTAACCATTGGCGGTGATTGTAATTTGACTTGTAGTTATTGCTGCAAGGAATACTCCAGTGCCTGGCGCAGAGACCTGAACAACAATGGTTTTTATCCTTTACAGACCGATTCTGACAGATATCGATTAACTCCCTTAGATCAAGTTTTGTTAAATGTTGGACAAAAAGATCTGAAAGCAACTGACCATTATCAAACTTTACTCAACGAAGTAAAATTGGCAGCTCCAACATTGAAAGAATTAATTGTCACGGGCGGTGAGCCGTTGCTTGACAATCAACTAATAAAAAATTTAGCTGATTTAAAACTACAACCTGATGCTAAAGTTTACATCTATACAGGATTAGGACTCAGTGCGTCTCGATTTGATCGACTGATACCATTGTTGCAGGCAATACCAAATTTGTGTTTAATCTTAAGTGGAGAAAATACAGAAAAATTTTTAGAATTCAATCGTTACGGTATTGTGTGGGAAGAGTATCTTGCTAAAATAGATTTACTTGTTGATAAAAAAATTGATTTTATAGTTCATGCAACAATTACAAATTTAACTATCTTTGATTTTGTAAATTTTTATAAAAAATTTCACAAACATATCAAAGTATTGGCATTTGCCTTTCAGCCCAGGATGATGGCTATTCATATGCTAGATCCAACAAGTAAACAACACATACGTGACACAGTAACAGCGTTGCCCACAGACTGGCAAGAACAAATTTTACAATCTATTGATGCTGAACCTGAAGAGCAGTGTCGACAAGACTTAGCTGTGTTCTTACAAGAATTTACAAGTCGTAGAACAAATATAAGTTACAATATATTTCCTAAATCTTTTTTGGATTGGTTAGGGTTAGAACATGTGGTACAGTAAAGTAGTCGCCGACCTTGGCAACATACCTGACTTCATTGCACACTTTGAGTCAGAACTCACAGATGCCAAGCGTGACTGCAAAATTGGCGGCCTGGTAGAAAAGAACATCACAGCCTTGCCAGGCATAACTGAGCACAGGTTCAACCAGCTACAAGAGATTGAAGCTGTGTTGAACTTTCTCAACATTCAATTGAGAAAGATACGCACTCGACATTTCAAGAAGTATCTTGAAGGGTATGCTCGTGCCTTGACCGCACGCGACGCTGAAAAGTACGTGGACGGTGAAGAAGAAGTTGTGGACTTTGAAACCATCATCAACGAAGTGGCACTGCTACGTAATCGTTGGCTGGGTATCATGAAGGGCCTGGATACCAAGCAGTGGCAAATGGGTCACGTGGTACGCTTGCGCACAGCAGGCATGGAAGATATCACAGTTTGATAAACTAAATATATTATGACTCAAACAAAAGATCCCTTAAACAACTACATAGACAATCCAGACAAAGGCGCACACGACTCTGCACAATGGTCCGGGAAATGGACCACAGAAAGATACACTGCCAAAAAGAGAACCAACTTTGAGTTGGTTGATTCTTACTTGTCTCAACCCATTGGCAAGTTGTTGGATATTGGTTGCGGATTTGCTCATGAATCACGTTGGTTTGGGGAAAAATACGACACAGAGTTATGGCTGTTGGATGGTAATCAAAAACACAACGTTGACAAGTCCAACACAGCCTCCTACGGCAAGTGGAATACAACGCCAGATGATTTGTATTTTTATCACACTTTTGACTTTTTAGATGCCAAACTGCAAGAACTTGGCACAAAAAATTATCACTTGGTTGATGCCAACGATATCAACATACCCTCAGATGTAAAGTTTGATGTGATAACTTCATGGCTGAGCTGTGGACATCACTATCCTGTAAAGACCTACATTGATCTAATGAAAAAACATTCACACGAAAACACTCGCATTATACTAGATATACGATGCAAAGGCACCAAAACTAATTTTATAGGTGTAGATGGGTTTGAAGTTATCAACGTGTTGTCACATGCTGGCGGCAAAAAACGAGCCACAGTGGAAATAAAACTAACTTGAAATGACAGATGAAGAGCGCTGGCAGCGAGATTTAGCAGAAATGGAAATCTTTCTGCTACTGTTCTTTTTTGAAGCCTGGGTGGCTTTTTGGTGGTGTGTGAGCCACGTCAGTTAAATACCCGCATGAAAATAGTAATTGTCACCGGCGGGTTTGACCCGCTACATTCCGGGCACATTGCCTACTTTGAAGCAGCCCGCGCACTAGGCGATAGACTTGTAGTCGGCATCAATTCCGACGCTTGGCTCACACGCAAAAAAGGGCGACCATTCATGCCCATGAGCGAACGCCGAGCCATTATTGAAAACTTACGTATGGTAGATCGCGTGATTGAGTTTGACGACGCAGATAACACTGCTATAGACGCCATACGTGTTGCTCGTACATACTACACTGTGCCCAGAACCAAATTTATCTTTGCCAATGGCGGAGACCGCACTGCTGACAACATACCCGAAATGGTGTTTGACGATGTGGACTTCCGCTTTGGCGTAGGTGGCGAGAACAAGATGAATTCTAGTTCATGGATTCTTACAGAATGGAAAACGCCCAAGACTGATCGTGCCTGGGGATACTATCGTGTGTTGCACGAAGTCGGTGCCAACACCAAACTCAAAGAACTCACTGTGATGCCTAAAACATGCCTGAGCATGCAACGTCATGACAGTCGTGCAGAGTTTTGGTTTGTGGCTGAAGGTCAAGCCACAGTGTACACCTTGGACGAGGCCAGCACTGATCAAGAAGTCAAGTGTCAACTGACCATGCATGAGCATACATTTATCAAAGTCAATGAGTGGCATCAACTGTGCAACGAAACCGATCAACCCTTGAAGTTGATTGAAATACAATACGGTGACCGCTGTGTTGAAGATGACATAGAACGTAAAAAATGAAACCAATTCCTGTGTTTGTGGGTTACGATCCACGAGAAGCTATTGCATATCATACATGTGTAAATTCAATCATCAGACATGCCAGTCAGCCGGTGGCAATTATTCCTGTGGCGTTGAACTTGTTCAAGGACTACGACGAAACACACACTGATGGCAGCAATCAGTTTATCTACAGTCGCTTTCTTGTGCCACACTTGATGGACTATCGAGGTTGGGCCATATTCATTGACGGCGACATGATCCTACGTGGCGATATTGTAGAACTATGGAACCTACAAAGTCCTTTCAACGATGTCATGGTGGTCAAACACGACTACAAAACACGCATGGCTGAAAAGTATCTTGGCAGCAAAAACGAAGACTATCCACGCAAGAACTGGAGCAGTGTGATATTATGGAACTGCAACAGTTTTCCCAACCGCAAACTAACACCAGAGTTTGTGCAAAAGTCAACAGGTGCGGAACTTCACAGATTCTCCTGGCTAGAAGATGAGCGCATCGGAGAACTGCCCCCAGAATGGAATTGGCTGGACGTTGAGTACGATTGGAATCCCTTGGCAAAATTAGTACACTATACCTTGGGCACACCTTGCTTTCATGAGTTTGCTAATGCAGGCGATTTTGCAGAAGACTGGCACAAGGAAAGACTATTAACTGACTACTGTCAGCAAAGAACATAACATGGAACAAGAACAAAACCCACTGCCTGAACAAGAACTAGATGTAGTGGCACCAGAACTAGAAATAGAAATAGAACAACAACTAGCACCACTGCCTCAGCATGAGCTGGACATGGTACCACCAGAACTGGCAGAATTGTTCAGAGATTTAATCAAATATCGTGTGGACCCAGCAGGCGACTATTATGGATTGAGTTTGGAAGTATTAACTGAAAAAATACAAGCATTAGACACTCAAACTGTACATGCCATAGACAGTGAATATAGATATGAAAGGAAAGGTCACATGTATGATCCTATTTTGCAAAGTTTTGTACAAGGATGCGGCGGGCAAATTACCACCTGGGCCAAGAGCCAAAGTGCAGCGATGCCAGCAGTGTTGCGTGGCATAACCAAACGCAAAGAAATGAATGCATGCCGTGAAGCAGGACGAGATTTTTATTACATCGACACTGGATATTTTGGCAACGGCAAGAAAAAGCTCTATCACCGTATCACACGCAATGACGTTCAAAACGTTGGGCCGGTTATATCTCGACCCAGAGACCGACTGGCAGCCACTGGGTGGCAGCCTAAGAAATTCACTCGCGGCAGCAAAATCTTGTTGGCACCTCCCAGCCAGAAGCTGCTGAATCTCTATGACATCAATCTAGACACCTGGCTAGAATCAGTTCAAGCCGAAATCAATGCCTACACTGATCGAGAAGTTGTTGTGAGACGCAAACAAAGTCGCAGTGTGCGTGTGAATACAGATACCATGGAAATGGCTTTGAGCGATGACATACATTGTTTGATAACATTTTCAAGCATTGCTGCCACAGAAGCATTGTTGTTTGGTAAACCAGCCATAACACTAGGACCCAATGCTGCACAAAGTTTGTGCAGCCGATCGGTGTCGGCCATTGAAAATCTCAACATACCTACTCTAGATGAAGTTGAAGAATGGGCAGCTCATTTGGCCTATTGTCAGTTTACTGAGCAAGACATGAGAGATGGCACTGCCTGGAGAATATTGAATGACCACTGACTGCACAGTTTACGTAAGCAGTGTGGCTAACCCACGAAAACATCCACGTAAAATTTCCTGTCTGGAAAATTTTGCACAAGGTGTGGCAGCCACAGGCGACACTGTGATCACAGAATGGGAAACACAGTATCGACCTGCACGGCTGGCGGTGATCTTGGGATGGGCCACTACAAACACTGGCGGGCCCAACATAACTCTACGCAAACAGATAATTGCCGAACAACAACGCAGAGGTTTTCATACTTTGTGTATTGATGCTTCGTGTTGGAAATATCTTGACAATACTGGTACCTATCTAAGATACAGTTTGGATGGACCGTTTTATGATCGTGCTGAATATGCCAATGCCAACAGCACACCACAAAAATGGCAAGAAATCAGTGCCGCAGTGGGAGTGAGTATGCAGCCGTACAACAGTGCAAAAAACGGCCATGTGTTGATTTGCATGCAACGTGATGGCGGCTTTGCAATGAAAAGTCTGCAGCCCATGGCATGGCTGGCAGAAAAAATCTCACAGATTCGTCAAGTGTCCAACAGAACAATCTACATAAGACCACATCCAGGGGACTATCGAGCCGGAGATTTTGAT